TGCTGACTTTTAGGAATTTGAAAACTTCAAATTCAAACTCGCTTTTAGCGGCATCTTTGGCTTTGACAACAGCATCAATGATTTTGTCTTTATCCATTCAATATCACCTCCTTCCTTGGAAGTGATTATACATCAAACAAAAAGACCGACCCGGGGCAACGGATCGGTCACGGCCAATAGGCCAGAAAGGAATTTATCACATGTCTACTGTACCAGATTTCAAGATCGTTCTCAAGAAACCGCAGAAAAAGCAATTATCCCTAGGGTACCGGCCGATCTCCGTCCGCATGGAAATCTACAACCAGATCGCTTTCTTCGCGGAAGAGACGGGCCTTGCGGTATCCGACATCACTGGCCAGCTCCTGACCGCAGCTCTCGAGCACGTGGTTATTGAAGGGGAGTGATCAGAATGCCACGCCTATATATCGATATCCGTCAACGGTGCCGTGAAATGGGCATCGACCTGGCGTACCTGGCCGAAAAGACCGGTATTTCAAAAAACTCCATGGCCCGGCGCATGACCGGTAAGCTGCCCTGGACTCTCGATGAGGCCTATACCATTCTCGACGTGCTTAAACTAAGCCCTGACCGCCTGGTTGAACTCTTTCCGCGTGGAGGCAAAGCATCATGACAAAGTTTATTATCGCCACGGTTGTCATCAACCTGATCGCCATGATCGCCGTCATCGTCGCCGCCCATCGGGCCCACAAGAAAGACCAGGAAGATTACCTAAATCGTGACTTGGGCGAGGTCAAGCGCGACAGAGGGCCGCTATGAATCATAAACCACAGGTTAAATACATAAACCACAGGTTAATTTCCGTAGCCGGACAAACCATCGTAGCCATGGCCGTGATCCTGCTGATGCTGGCAGCGTCCAGCAACGCATTCGAGCTGCTGTTTGACTGGGTGTGGAGGGCCTTTTCATGAAAACTAAAAGAAAAACCAAGATGTTTCTGGAACCTTCTGACATCGCAAGCCTGCATGAATATCTCAAGCGTGTTGAGTTTTTCAGAAAGCTTAATATGCCGCTTCATCCAATACAACCAAACTGGCTATCCGATCAGCACGCACGAGAAGTCTCCGGATGGCTAAGTCTTTATGAGCACGGTGCGGACCAAACATTGCGCCGACTGGCCGAAATCTCACTGCTCTCATTTTTAGGAAAGGACCACCAATGATGCTAAGCGAATTCAAGATGACCGATGCAATGACCACACTGATGCAGCTCAAGGTAGATTTAGCCGAAGTGGCGAAAGAGTCCGGCTTTGATCCGGAAGAGTCTGCCTTGATGCAGCTCAGCCTTGACCTTGGCCGGTTTGCGATTGACCAGATCCGGCAGCGCGATCCTGTCAGCGATCCACCGATGGACGGGCAAAAGATTCTCGTCTGGAGCAAGTATGGCCACACTGACGAGCTGGTCTATGAGGACGGCAAGTATCAAGCGATATGCGCCGATGGTGAGGTCTGGGACACGGTACCCGCTAGCGACATCGTCTGCTGGATGCAGATGCCGATCCGGCCCAGCAAGCTGCAGGAGGATTTATGAGCCAAGAAATCAGAGTCCTGTACGCCAATAACCAGGAAGAGATCGAGATCCGCACGATTCCAAACACGCTCAAGGCCTTGCAGGAGCTGGTCGGCGGCTACATCGAGACAATCAGCCTGACCGGGTCCCGGGTCCTGATCGTGAACGAGGAAGGGATCCTGCGCGGCATGCTGCTCAACAGGCTGGTCCGGGACGACAACCGGGTCATGACCTTGTACGGCCCGATCGTGCTGGCCCGGTTCAAAGGCGATGAGTTTACCAGCTGCACCTGGTCCGATCTGGACTGGTTCAGGCATAACAGCACGGAGGTTTAAAGGATGACAACTTTCGGGGAAGAGGCTGAGAAGTTCTGGCGCGATAACCAACCCGTCTCCCACAAGCACGATCAGGGCAAGCCCCGGCTCGGCCTGTGCCCGCCAGGGATTATCGAAGCGGTTGGCATCATCCGGACGTACGGCACAGAGAAATACGGCGATCCGGACGGCTGGAAGCAAGTGGAACCGCATCGGTATGACGACGCGCTCATGCGTCACCTGGTCGCGTACCTTCGGGATCCAGCCAGTGTCGATGAGGAATCCGGCTATCCACACCTCTTTCACATGGCTTGCAACCTAGCGTTTCTAATCGAATTTCAAGGAGGACGTAAATGAAAATATCCGTTTTGCGCACCTGCCTGGTCTGTCAATACGGAGACAGGAAAAGAGGCCGAGTTTCAGAAATCCAACTCAATTACCTGAAATCGAATCCCGTCAATAAGAATTATCAATGTCCAAATTGCCGTTCGTGGGGAATGTTGGTTGAGGTGGTCAAAGAAAAGCCTGATGCCAAGGACAACTACGAACAGGACTTTATACCCGGTAGAGAAAATCTTAACCGTATTTGGAAATTCAAATAGGAGGATCAAATGGAAATCAAAATCACAATCGATGCAACAGGACTGGAACGGGCGCTGACGCTGCTGGCCGAATCGATCGGCTACGCGACAATTGTCCAGGACAAAAAGAGCGGCTGCAAGTGCGAGCCTAAGATCTCGACCGAGCCGATCCCGGCCACGGACCAACAGCAGGGTATCGGTGGACAGGCCCCCGACTGGGGCAATGCCGCACCCGTTCTGAACGGACTGGTACCGCCGGCAATACCGCAGGTGGCACAGCCAATCCCGCAGGTCGTGCAAGCGGCGCCCATGCCGGTCCAGCAGTCAATCCCGGTGCCCGCGCCTATCGTACCAACCACTGCGGCCCCGTCCTTCACAATCGATCAGCTGGCAGTTGCGGCGACCCAGCTGATGGACGCTGGACAGCAGCCAGCCTTGCTGGGCCTCCTGGGCCAGTTTGGTGTGAATGCTTTGACCGCCCTGCCTAAGGAACAGTATGGATCGTTTGCAACGGCTCTGCGCCAGTTGGGTGCCAAGATATGACCGCGGTGCCGCTTGCGCATGCTGATCGGGCGCATGCCTTGCTTTCTGCGAGTAACTCTGAGCGCTGGACTATCTGCACGCCTTCGGCTCGCCTTGAGGCGCAGTTCCCGGACAAGGGCTCAGAATACGCCAGGGAAGGATCTCTTGCGCATGAGATCGCTGAATTGAAGCTCCGAAAGCAGTTCACAGATCCGATGGGGCCAAAGGTGTACAAGTCACGGTTGAAGCTCCTGCAGGAGCACGAACTTTACCATCCTGACATGGAAGCGCACACCGATGCCTACGCTGATTTCATCAAGGGCATCACACTGAGCCACAAGTCTACGCCTTACATTGCCCTTGAACAGAGACTGGATTATTCAGCCTATGCCCCGGAAGGCTTCGGAACGGGAGACTGTTTGATCATCGGCGGGAATACCCTTGACATCGTTGACTTCAAGTACGGTAAAGGGCTTCTTGTCCTGGCCGAAAACAACACCCAGATGGCCCTGTACGCCCTCGCCTCCTGGCTTCGCTATTCGATGTTATACGACATCAAGGTCGTCCGGATGTCCATCTTTCAGCCTCGTCTGGATAACATCAGCAGCTGGGAAATCAGTCTCGAGGAACTTTTGTCAATTGGCGAATGGATCAAACCGAGGGCGCAGATGGCTTACAACGGCGAAGGCGAATTTGTCGCAGGTGAACACTGTATGTTCTGCCGAGCCAGATACCAGTGTCGGGCGCGATCCGCTCAGCTGAGTTCCATCGCGGACGACTTCCCACAGACCGATAAGGGCACACCCGTGCTGCCGCCTCTGATGTCAGACGAGGAAGTGGGCCGGGTGCTTGTCCGGGCCCAACAGATCGCCAAGTGGGCCAAGGACCTCGAGGACTATGCCCTGAAATCCATCCTCGACGGGGCCGAAATCCCAGGCTGGAAAGTCGTCGAAGGCCGTCGAGTCCGGGCATTCACCGACACCGATGCCGCATTCGCAAAGCTCAAATCCAGTGGCTATGACGAGGCCCTGCTCTGGGAACGAAAGCCCATCTCACTTACCAAAGTCGAGGAGTTGGTCAAGGGCAAGAAAGCCTTTACCGACCTGCTCTCAGAATTTATCACAATTGCCCCGGGCAAGCCGACCTTGGCACCCGAAAGCGATGAACGAGAACCGTTAGCCCGCGCAAGCATCAAAGCAGATTTCGGAGGAACCGAAGATGAGTAACACGCAAGCCCCAAACCCGACCAAAGTCCTGACTGGTCAGTGCCGACTGTCCTATGTGCATCTGACCCAAGCGTTCGCAACAAAAGGTGGCGAACCGAAATTTTCCACTACTCTCCTGATCCCCAAGAGCGACATCGCCACCAAACAACGGATTGATGCCGCGATCCAGGCCGCGATCCAGGCAGGACTCAGCAAAAGCTGGAACGGCGTTCGCCCGCCGGTGTTCGGTGTCCCGATCTACGACGGCGACGGCGTGAGGCCGTCCGACGGCATGCCTTTCGGTGATGAGTGCAAAGGTCACTGGGTCATGACCGCAAGCAGCAAGCAGCGTCCGCAGGTCGTTGACGCGAATCTCAACGACATTTTGGACGCATCACAGATCTACTCCGGCATGTACGCCCGGGTGACTGTCAACTTTTTTGCCTACAACCAGAACGGCAAGAAGGGCATCGGCTGCGGCCTGGGCAATGTCCAGAAAATCGCCGATGGCGAGTCCCTTGGCGGCCGCACGGATGCCGCAACCGACTTCGGAGGCGCGCCAGCCAACTCTTACGCTCAGCCAGCAGCCCCGCAGGGTTATGCCCCGCAGCCTGTTCAGCAGGGTTATGCTCCTCAAGGGTACACCCAACAGCAGCCTTTCAATCCGCCGTATCCGCAGCAGGTCCAGCCGCAACAGCCTCAACCGTATAATGGCCCGGTTGACCCGATCACTGGTCGTCCGTTGAATGGCGGAGTCATGGGCTTATGATCCACATGAGTGTCGACATTGAAACTTTTTCCAGCGTCGATATTAAGAAGGGGGGCCTGTACAGATACGTACAGGCCCCAGACTTCCAAATCATGCTGATTGCCTACAGTATTAACGGCAATATACCGGATATCCTTGATTTAACTAATCCCGACACCCTTAGAAGTGAATATTTTCAAAATTTCATCTCGGCTCTTGCAAATCCGAATATCATCAAACACGCCTATAACGCCGCTTTCGAGTGGTATTGTCTGAATAAATTTTTTAATTCGCCGATAGATCAGTGGCGCTGCACGATGGTCCACGGTTTGTACTGCGGATATACCGCTGGCCTTGCCGCGACGGCTGCCGCGATGGGGATCCCGGCCGACAAGGCCAAGTTTGGCACGGGCATGGCCTTGATCCGGACTTTCTGTGTGCCGGTCAAACCGACTAGAGCGAACGGCAATCGCACGCGGATCCTGCCCCATCATGAGCCGGCTAAGTGGGAATTGTTCAAACAATACTGCGTCCAGGACGTCGTATCGGAAATGGAGATTGAAAACCGGCTTTGCCTGTTCCCGGTACCGGACTCAGAACAACGACTTTGGGAGCTGGACCAGCTGATAAACGCCTACGGGGTCGCAGTCGACCAGGACCTTATCGCCGGTGCTCTGTCGATCAGCGATGCGGTCACCAAGGACCTGCACACGGAGGCCGTGGCGATCACTGGCCTGAACAACCCAAAGTCAGTCAAGCAGCTGATGGAATGGCTTGACCAGGAGACGGACGACGATATTGAAATCACAGACCTCAGGAAGGATACCGTCAAGCAGCTGATCAAGGACATCACGGACACCTCAGTCACCCGGGTGCTGGAGATCCGCCAGGAACTCAGCAAGACGTCCGTGAAGAAATATGACGCGATGCTGGCAGCTGTCTGCGAAGACGGTCGGGTCCGCGGGCTCCTGCAGTTTTATGGCGCCAACCGGACAGGGCGCTGGGCCGGGAGGCTGGTCCAGGTGCAAAACCTCCCCCGCAACTATCTTGAGTCGCTCGGTCACGCCAGAGACTGTGTGAAGACTGGCCGGATCGACGCCCTGCGCTTCGTTTATGGGAATATCCCAGACACCCTGTCCCAGCTAATCCGGACAGCCTTCGTGCCGTCTCCTGGCAATGTGTTCCTCATCGCCGACTTCTCTGCCATCGAGGCCCGGGTGATCGCCTGGCTCGCCGGTGAACAATGGCGCCAGGAGGTCTTCCGGACCCACGGTAAGATCTACGAGGCCTCTGCCAGCCAGATGTTCGGCGTGCCGATCGAACTGATCAAGAAGGGCAACCCGGAATACGCTTTGCGCCAGAAGGGTAAAGTGGCTGAACTGGCCCTTGGCTATCAAGGCAGCACCGGCGCGCTGATCACCATGGGTGCTCTATCGATGGGCCTGACTGAGGAAGAACTTCCGGATATCGTCCAACGCTGGCGCAGCGCAAACAAGCGGATCGTTGATCTCTGGTACTCGATTGAACATACAGCCAAGGAAGTGCTGCGGACTGGACGAGCGGCGTCGGTCAACAATCTGATCTTCGCCAGGGAAATGGATTTCGCCCGGGACCAGGACTTCCTCACCATCACCCTGCCGTCAATGCGAAAACTCTTTTACGCCAGGCCAGCCTTGGTGCCAGGTGACAACGGCCGCGAGTCGATCACCTACCGGGGCATGGATCAGAAGACCAAGAAGTGGGCTGCGGTCCAGACCTACGGCGGAAAACTGGTTGAAAACATTGTCCAGGCTGTTGCCAGAGATTGCCTGGCGGAAAGCATCAAGCGCCTTCATGCCGCTGGGTACAAGACAGCATTCCATATCCATGATGAGTGTGTCATCGACTGCCCTGCTGCGGACGCCGATCTTGAAAAGGCTTGCGCGATCATGGGCGAGCCGATCGACTGGGCTCCAGGACTCCTGCTGAGAGCCGACGGATTTATTAGCGACTATTACAAAAAGGACTGAGGTATTGATCATGCAGTACGACAAACCCATTACCATCAGCTCGGCAGGAAGCAGAAAGTCCACACGATGGGCCGCACAGACAATCTGGTGGTCTGAGCTTGTCGAAAAGCTTCGCGTGCCCGTCCGCGGCGTTGAGACCATGAGCGAATACCTGGCAATGCCACGCAGCCGCCAGGATGAGCTGAAGGATGTCGGCGGGTTTGTAGCCGGCACCCTGGCCAATGGCCGCAGAAAGGCCAACGCGGTTATAGGACGCGATGTCCTGACCCTCGACCTGGACAATATCCCCGCCGGCCAGACTGACGATGTCCTTTGCCGCCTGGATGGCCTTGGCTGCGCCTTCGCGGTCTACTCGACCCGCAAGCATTCACAGGCCAGCCCGCGCTTGCGCATCCTCCTGCCACTGTCGAGGACAGTCACCGCGGACGAGTACGAGCCGATCGGCAGGAAGATGGCGGAGTTCATCGGTATCAACCTGTGTGATCCGACCACGTTCGAGGCCAGCCGACTGATGTACTGGCCCAGCATCTGCGCCGACAGTCAGTATGTCCACATCTTTGGAGACAAGCCCCTGCTTGACGCTGACGGTGTCCTGCAGCTGTATCGCGACTGGCATGACGCCACCCAATGGCCAGAGGTACCAGGAGCCCAGGCTCAGGTCAAGCGCGGGGCTCGGCAGGCCAACCCGCTGGATAAGACCGGGATCGTCGGAGCCTTCTGCAAGACCTATGACATTTGGAAAGCCATCGAGGTCTTCCTGCCGGATGAATATGAGCCGTGCGATCTTGGTCCGGACCGGCTAACCTTCACCGGCGGCAGCACCGTCGGCGGCGCCGTCGTTTACGACAACGGCTTATATCTCTTCAGCCACCACGCGACCGATCCGGCCAGTGGCCAGCTGGTCAACAGCTTCGATCTGGTCCGGCTGCACCGCTTTGGCTCTCAGGACGATGACGCCAAGCCAGACACGCCTACCAACCGCCTGCCGTCCTACACCGCCATGTGCGAGCTGGCAGTGGCAGACGAGACGGTGTCCGTCCTATTGAACCAGGAACGCTACGAAGCTGCGACGCAGGAATTCTCCAAACCCCTGGACTCGGAAGGCGAGACCGCGAACTGGATCAACAAGCTGAAACTGTCCTCTTCAACCGGCCTGCCTGCCAAAACTATCGACAATGTTCTTCTGATCCTCAATCACGACCCGCTGCTCAAGGGCAAGCTGGCCTATGACGAGTTCTCTAACCGCGGTCTGGCTCTCGGACCGCTGCCGTGGAACGAGTGCGAGATCAGGCGCGACTGGGTCGACCTGGACGACAAGGGCCTCGGCCACTACATCGAGAAGGTCTATAGCATCACCGGCCGCGACCGGATCCTGGACGCTGCAGCATTATGCGCCCACCAGCACCGGTTTAACGATGTCAAGAAATACCTGGACAGCCTCGAGTGGGATGGCGTCAAACGACTGGATACTCTGCTGATCGATTACCTGGGCGCAGAGGATAACATCTACACCCGGGCGGTGGCCAGGAAGAGCCTGGCGGCAGCTGTGGCTCGCGTCATGGTACCAGGGTGCAAATATGACTTCATGCCCATCCTGGCCGGACCGCAGGGCATCGGTAAAAGCACCTTTCTGCGGATCCTCAGCCGGGACTGGTATTCAGATAGTCTGTCGACCTTCGAGGGCAAGGAGGCCGCTGAGGTCATCCAGGGTATCTGGATCAATGAAGTCGGTGAACTGAACGGCATGTCCAAGTCCGAGATCAATTCCGTCAAGCAATTTCTGTCCAAGACGGATGACGTCTACCGCGAAGCCTATGGTCGCAGGACGGGCCGGTTCCCGCGCCGTTGTGTGTTCTTTGGCACGACCAACGAAAGCGAATTCCTTCGCGACCGGACAGGCAACCGCCGATTCTGGCCAGTTGACCTGGGGACGCACGAGCCTTCGAAAAGCATCTTTGACGATCTCGAGATGGAAGTTAATCAGATCTGGGCTGAGGCCGTCATTGCCTGGAAGCTTGGTGAACGACTGTACCTGACCGGAAAGGCTGCGGAGATTTCGCTTGAACAGCACGAAATTCACAGAGAGTCCAGTTCAAAGGAAGGCATGGTCATTGATTTCGTCAACCGTCCGGTGCCTCTGGACTGGAATAAATTCAGCCTGGATGCCAGGCGCCTTTATTGGTCGAACAGCTTCGAAAATCCAAGTATTGAAACCACGGAACGCGATCGGGTATGCGCGATCGAAGTTTGGTGCGAGCTCTTCGGCGGGGATCCAAAATTCTTCAAACGCCAGGACGCTGTCGAGATAAACAGCATTTTGGCCGGTATGCCGGGGTGGTCCAGGCACAATACGAGTTATAAATCCGGGGCCTACGGTCTCCAAAGAGGCTTTGTAAAACTTTATGAATAGTGACTTATTTCTGTCTACATTCTAGACAAAAAGGTCTACATTCGGTCTACATTCTCGGTCTACAAGTCTACATTCGGTCTACAAAGAATGTAGACGGTAAAAGCCTACAGCCTCAGACATTACAGCCAAAATCTACATAGTCTACAAACATTCTTACGAAAAAAAATAAAAAGACAAAAGAGAGCGCGAGCACACACACGTATACACCCTAATACGCCTAATCACATATAAGAGAGAGGAAAATAAAAGTTTGTAGAACAGAAGAATCAAGGGAGGACTACAGCAAAATGTCAAAAGTTGACTGGGTTAAATACATCCATTCAGAACCTGAGATTGAAAAAGAGATCAAACAAGTCGCAGAAAGAGAAGCCTGGCAAAAGACTGTATCTAAAGAGGCGGCATTCAGGCGATTTTGGTATGGCTTCGGGGCGGCAAGAAACATCCGCTTTTCAGCAAGGCAGGCAAACGACGGGAGAGATACAAACGGACTTATGCAAGCTGCTGAAACAGTTTTCAATGAATTTTTTGAGGCTAAAAAATGAGAGAGCAGGAAATTGAAAAATATCTGAGGGATGAAGTCAAGAAGGTCGGCGGCGTCGCGTATAAGTTCGTTTCACCAGGAAACAGTGGGGTGCCGGATCGGATCGTCCTGCTGCCGGGCGGGGAGATCCACTTCATTGAACTGAAGGCGCCAGGTAAAAAGTCGACGGCTTTGCAGGCAGGGCAGCAGGAACGGATCGGCAAGTTGGGTTTCAATGTCATGGTCATAGACAGCAAGGACAGGATCGATGCCTTCATCAGGTTGACGGGAAGGAGAAGGAAGTTGGTATGAAGTTTGAACCCCATAGCTATCAGAAATATTGCATCAATCGGCTGCTGACTGATCAGGCCCTGGGATTGTTTCTCGATATGGGACTTGGCAAAACGGTGATCACCCTGACTGCCATAAATGACCTGAAATATAACCAGTTCGCTGTCCGGCGTGTCCTGGTCATCGCCCCGAAGAAGGTCGCCGAATCAACCTGGGGCAGAGAGGCTGCCAAGTGGGACCACCTGGACAAGCTTCGGGTCGTGACGGTGATCGGCAGCCAGGCCAAGCGTATCCGGGCGCTGAACACCCCGGCGGATATCTGGGTGATCAACCGTGAAAATGTTCAATGGCTTGTGGATCATTACCGGAACAGCTGGCCATTCGACATGGTCGTGATCGATGAAATGTCCAGCTTCAAGAACCATCAGGCCAAGCGGTTCAAATCCTTGACATGGGTCCGCGGGCATATGACCCGGGTTGTCGGTCTCACGGGAACGCCGGCGCCAAATGGATTGATTGATCTATGGGCCCAGGTGTTCCTGCTGGATCGCGGTGAAAGACTGGGTAAGACGATTGGCGGGTACCGGGCCAGGTATTTCGAGCCAGACCAGCGCAGCCGTGAGCAGGTGTTCAGCTATTCCCCCAAGCCTGGAGCAGATGACGTCATTCGGCAGAAGATCGGTGATATCTGCGTGAGCATGAAGGCGGAGGATTATCTGGATCTCCCGGATTACATCGAAGTCACAGTCCCAGTAAGGCTGGATGACAAAGCGGCTGCAGCTTATGCCGATATGGAACGCCGGGCGATCCTGGATATCGGGGATCAGACCATTGACGCCGGTACCGCGGCAGTCCTGACCGGGAAGCTGTTGCAGCTTTGTAACGGGGCAATCTATGACGCTGACAAACAAGCACACATCATACACGACTGTAAGATCGACGCCTTCATGGAGCTGGTCGAAGGCCTGAATGGTCAGCACGCCCTGGTCTTCTACAATTTCCAGCACGATCTGTCTAGGATCCTGATCGCTTTGAAGAAGACAGACCTGCGGATCCGGGAGCTTAAAGGGCCGCAGGACGAGACGGACTGGAACAACGGAGAGGTTGATATCCTGCTGGCGCATCCGGCCAGCTGTGCCTACGGCCTGAACCTGCAGGCGGGCGGGCATCATCTGATCTGGTTTGGCTTGAACTGGTCCCTGGAACTTTACCAGCAGGCTAACAAGCGATTGCACCGTCAAGGCCAGCAGTATCCGGTCATCGCGCATCACCTGGTTGTTGAGGGCGGGATGGACGCGGACGTCATGACTGCCCTTGCGGATAAAAGCGAAACCCAGGAAATGCTGATGCAAGCCCTGAAGGCCAGAATTGAGAAAGTGAGGTCAGCATGAAAGAAGCAACACACAGTGAATATATCTCATCCAACGTAAGGCGGGTTAATCCTGAAGCTGTCCTTCGGTATCTGATCGAAGCGGGTGACATAGAACCTGCCGAGTCGACTATCCAGAAAATATCCAGGGCATTCGGGATTGGCGTCGGAGATGTTCGAGGGATTATCAGGAAAAATGAATTGCAGGAACGATTGGAGGATCACATGTTTGGGAAAAAGCTGAAGGACACGCAGGTCATGGATATGTACAAACAGGGTAAAAGCGATTATCAAATCGCCAAGGAGTTGGATGTCACCGGGCCAACAATATGCGCCTGGAGAAAAAAGCGCAACCTGCCGCCGAACTTCCAGCCCGGGTGCAGAGGGCAGAATAATCCACGTGTCGGCAAAGAGCCGTCTAAGCCTGCCGAGCCTAAACCGGTCGCCGAGACGAAAAAGCCGAATAACAATGTTAGTGTCAGGGCCATGTCAGAAAAAGAAATGCGGGATGAAATCACCCGGCTCGAAATGGAGAATGCCGAGCTTCGTGGATTCAAGAACGGTGTCCAGGAAGCAATGGTAATCCTGATCAATACCACTAAAGCCAAGGAGGCATAGGTGATGGCGATAAGGAGTTGGAATAAACAACAAGAACAAGTCATAAAAAAACTCCGGAACTATAGGGCGCTGGTTAGCAAGCACAAAGCCTGCAAGGATCTTATGAACAGTCTATTCCCTTCAACGATCCAGAATATCACCGACATGCCAAAAGGTGGCGGTGAGGATCTCAAGATGGAGAGCCTCATCGATCGCAGGACGAATGTCAGAAAACAAATGGAGGAATCGCTGAACGAGCTTAAAATTGAAATTGACGAGGTCATTGATCTTATTAGACCATTACCGCCAAAGGAGTATACCGTTGTGTTTCGATATTACTTGCTTGGGGAATCTATGGAAATTGTATCTGCGAACCTGATTGACTGCGAAAACAAACAAAAAGAAATATCGGTCAGGCACTGTTGGAGATTACATAATCGAGCAATTTCTCGACTTTCTGAAAAATGTCATTGTTTGGCACAGTGACTGGGTGATAAACTGATATCGTGAATTTTTGTCAAGAAGCGACCGCCTTCCCGGGTGGCCGCTTTTTTGGTGCGCGAAAGCGGGACGATGGGAAGAAACTCCCTTGCGGGATGTTCCGGATGGTGGGGCCGGCGTTTCTTCAAACCAGATCACAGGTCCGTAAAAGCCCAGGCTTGGGATCTCTCATGTGTACCTCCTCGCATGGACCTGGGCTGCGGGTTGAATAATGGAAAAGGGAAGGTGGTGGGATGGATGTCAGACAGGAAGCGAAACGGCTTTTCACAGAAGAGCATCTATCGGCTGCCCAGATCGCCGAGCGGCTAGGGATTCCAGCGGGGACTGTTCGAGGTTGGAAGAGCAAGGAGCGCTGGAACACTGGAACGCTGGAACGTTCTGACGGAGCGTTGCGCGCGAGACCAAATTGCTATACACCATTTCAACCAAGAAACCAGGTCCCGACAGTTCATGGTTTGTTCGCCAGATATCTTCCTGATGAAACCAGGGATATCATGCAGCAGCTGCAAGACCGAAGCCCGATTGATGTGTTGTGGGATCAAATCCAATTGGCCTATGCCGCGCTGATCAGGTCCCAGCAGATTATGCACGTCAAGGATAACGGGGATCACTCCGTCACCAAAGTGGCCGAAGGCAGTAGCAGCCAGGGTGAATCTGAGAAATGGGAAATACAATACGCCTGGGATAAACAGGCGTCATATCTCAATGCCTTGGCCAAAGCCCAATCAGCGCTTGCGAAGATGGTCGTGCAATATGACGAGCTTTGCCGATCAGAACTGACTACGGAAGAGCAGCGCCTCCGGATAGAAAAAATCAAGTTCGATATGGATCTCGCCAAGCGTCGCCTCGAGATCGACCTGATCAAGGCTGAGAACGGCGCCGGCAGTTCAGGTGATGAAGTGCAGGACGACAACTTCATCCGGGCATTGGCAAGAGAAGCCGCAGAGGTGTGGACCGATGGATCTGACGAAGATTGACGAACGGATCCAGACCTTGCGAGTTCGATCGAAGGAATCAGCCAAGAAGGCATTGAGCGGCTTACGTGGATTCTTCACTTTCGCACCGTTCAGTCAGAAGCAAAAGCAGCTGCTAACCTGGTGGATGCCAGAAAGCCCAGTCAAGGACAAGGATGGCATTATCGCCGACGGAGCGATCCGGTCGGGCAAGACATTGGCTATGTCGCTGTCATTCGTGATCTGGGCCATGGCAGCATTCAACGGCCAGAACCTGGCGATGTGCGGCAAGACAATCGGATCATTCCGACGCAACGTCCTGTTCTGGCTCAAGCTCATGCTCCGATCCAGAGGCTACAGGATCGAGGACCGCCGGACGGACAACTTGGTTATTATCAGCCGGGGATCGATAACGAACTACTTCTACCTCTTCGGCGGCAAGGACGAACGATCGCAGGATCTCATCCAGGGCATCACCTTGGCAGGGGTCCTTTTCGATGAAGTCGCCTTGATGCCGGAAAGCTTTGTCAACCAGGCAACCGGCCGATGCAGCGTTGATGGCTCCAAGTTCTGGTTCAACTGCAATCCGCAGGGGCCGAAGCATTGGTTCAAAGCTGGCTGGATCGACCAGCGCAAGGTCAAGCGTCTGCTGTACCTGCACTTCACCATGGACGACAACTTGAGCCTGTCAGAGTCGATCAAGGCCAGGTACAAGGCCATGTACTCCGGCGTGTTCTTCCAGCGCTATATCCTCGGGCTGTGGGTGCTGGCGGAAGGCGTCATCTATTCGATGTTTGACGAGGCCCGTGATCTCTTCACCAGCTGGATGGCGGACGAACGGCGACAGGTCAAGTATTACGTCGCGTCCGACTATGGTATCACGAATCCGCAGGTCTTCCTGCTGTTTGCGGTCCAGAAGGATGAGAAGGGTATCGAGCATGCCTGGTTGCTGAAGGAGTACTACAACGAACGCAAGGACCAGACAGACCTCGATTACCTTCGGGATTACGAAGAATTTACCAGGGGATATGCGATTGAATTCTGCATCATCGATCCTTCGGCCACCTCACTGATCAACCTGCTGGTGTCACACAAGCACCGGGTCAGGAAGGCCAGCAACGAGGTTCTGGAAGGGATCAGCAATGTGACGACCTGGATGAATGAACGGCGGCTGCATATTCATGCCAGCTGCAGGAACACGGTCAAGGAAATGGTCTCCTACGTCTGGGATGACAAGGCGACCGAAAAGGGCAAGGACCAGCCCTTGAAAACGAACGATCATGCGATGGACGCGCTGCGGTATTTCATCAATACCCTGTTCAATCCTCGCCAGAAATGGATGGTGTGATAATGGCTGCACTCGATGTCCTATCTGATAGCCCGTCGGTTGTGGCGGCTGAGATCAAGAGACAGATAGATTCAGACCGGGGGTCCGTGCGTAAGCAGGTTGCCCGAGAAGGGCTTGCCTACTACAAGGGCGAGCATGATATTCTGAAATTCAGGTTGTTCTACTATGACGAGAACGGAATCCTGCAGGAGGAAAAGTTTAGATCCAACATCAAGATTCAACATCAGTTTCATAGCGAGCTGGTGGATCAGAAAGTTCAGTATCTCCTGTCGAATCCGGTGAAAGTGAAAACGGACGACGATGCCTTCAATACCCGCCTGGCTGAATACATCAACGAAGACTTTCAGGAACTGCTGCAGGACATGGTCGAGGGCGCTTCGAACAAGGGCCGCGAATTTGCCTATGCCTACCTGGACGACAATGAAAAGCTGGCTTTCCAGGTAATCGACTCGCTTGGTGTTATCGCCATTAAGGATGATAACGATCAGGTTGTAGCGATCATCCGGTACTACGAGAAGGAGATCGGCGAAGGCAAAGAGACCAAGACGGCTGTCAAAGCCGAGCTATGGACCGAAGCTGGAACGACCTTTTTCATTCAGAGTGAGAAGGGCAAGGACTTCGAGCTGGATGGCAGTGTGGATCCAAACCCGCGGCCGCACATTCTGTTTGAAGACGAGAACTTTGTCTATGGTGACAGTCTCGGCTACATCCCGTTCTTCTGCCTGCAGAACAACAAGTACGAAAAGACCGACCTTGAGCCGATCAAGACTCTGATTGATGATTACGATCTGATGGCTTGCAGCCTTTCAAACAACCTGCAGGATTTCCAGGAAGCGATCTATGTGGTCAAGGGCTACATGGGCGACGACCTAAATACCCTGTCGCAGAACCTGAAGACCAGGAAGACAATCGGCGTTGGATCCGACGGCAGCCTTGAGGTCAAGACGGTTGAGATCCCTGTCGATGCCAGGTCGAAGAAGTTGGAGCTCGACAAATCGGGCATCTATCATTTCGGCATGGGCTTTGATCCGACACAGATCGGTGACGGATCTATCACGAATGTGGTTATCAAGAGCCGATACGCTCTGCTCGACCTAAAGTGTAATAAGGCCGAAACCAGGCTGCGTAAGACAATCCGGCAGATGCTGCGGGCGATTGTCCAGGACATCAATAACCGCTTTGGCACTGCCTATTCGGCTGATGCCATCGAGATCGAGATTACCCGCGAGACGATGGTCGACCAGGATAGCCTGGTTACCAACAGCATGAACGAAGCAACCGCCCAGCAGACACGGCTCAACTCGATCCTGTCATTGGGCACTGAGGTATCGGACGAGACCAGGCTGCAGCTGATCTGTGAACTGTTCGATCTCGATTTCATTGAAGAGAAGAAAAAGCTCGAGGCGCAAGGCCCCTATGAAAATGTTGGCAGCGCAAGCGATCAACTGGCCAGCCAATTGATGGCTGGCACTGCGGGTGGTACCAATGAGCCGGTTCAGTGATGAGCTCAAGCGCCTGGCGGTCAAGGATGAGGAAGTCGTTCGGAAGGAGTTGTCCAGGTACTATACCGAATCGCTTGCCGATATCAAGCGTCGGGCAATGGAGTATCTGGCGGCGAACAAGGAAATCTCCTATGCCACGCAGCTGCAGCTCAAACGCCTGGACAGCCTGACCGCACAGATCGACCAGCAGCTCGAGAGGCTGACTGGCAAGATCCACGGGGCGATCACAGCCTTCGACCGGCGCGTCATGGATCGGGAATTCTTCGGCATCTTCTATGACATCGAAGGCCAGCTGAAAACGCAGCTGAACATGGTGTTCACACCCTTGGATAAGAACTATATCCAGCAGGCCATCGAAATGCCGGTTGACGGGATCCCGCTGTCTAAGCGCCTTTATAATCAGCAGCTCCCAACCATGCAGGCGCATGTACAGCAGGCGGTCACGCGATCGATCATCCAGGGCACAGGGTACCCGGCTCTGGCGACGCAGATCTCCAGCATCGGGCTATCAAGCTTCAAGCACTCGTTCACGATCGCCAGGACCGAAGCCGGCCGCGTGCGGTCCATGGCCAGGCAGGAAGCCCAGACCAAAGCTGAAGAGGCTGGTGTCAAACTGATGAAGCAGTGGGTGGCCACGCTGGACGAGCGGACCAGAGACAGTCATGCGGACATGGACGGCCAGATCGTTGGCATTGATGAAGAGTTTGAAAGCCCGGACGGGAACACCGCCCCGCAGCCGCGAATGTTCGGAGTGGCTGAAGAGGATATCAATTGCCGGTGTGACACGGTCACGATCGTGGAAGGTATCGCACCAAAGCTTCGGCGGGACAATACAACCGGCGAGATTATCCAGTACAAGAGCTATGCCGACTGGCGGGCAGGAAGGGTCGAAGAATGAAATGCCCGTACGACCCGAACTACACGACCATCATCAAGGCCAATAAGCCCGACATTCTCGAGTATGAACCAAACAACGACAAGCTTGAACCGACCTACATAATCAACAACGACCAGACCCAGATGGCCGTCCATCAGTACCGCGATTGCATTCAGGAAGAGTGCGCGGCCTGGCAGGATGGTCGATGCGTCAGAATTTCATAACCCATTGAGCACTCGCAAGGGTGCTCTTTTTATGCCGGCGAGTGCTGCATGAGGCATCAGCTGGAATCTACCGAACGGCGCGGTCAATCGTCGGAATATCGGGCGACGTGCCCTTAAAACGTGGAGGTACTTGAATGTACGGTTTACAAGGTGGTTTTCTCGGTCAACTTTCCCGCGCCCGCATGATGGATGCCGACAAAGGCGGCGCCAACGGTGGAGGCTCTGGCAATCCTGGCTCAGCTGACCAGGGCGCCCAGGGCAAAGCAGGAGAAGGGGCTGCTGGCGACGACGGCCAGGCCGATGATGACGGTGAAGAGTCGGATGATGACGAGCCTGTACAGCTGACCAAAGCTCAGCTTGCAGAAATGCTCAAGAAAGAACAGCGCAAGGCTGTCAGAGACTATAAGAAAGCCAAGTATGGCAGCAAGGATGGCAAAGACGAAAAGCCTCCTGCAGGTAATGACAGCAAGGATAACGACGCCGAAAGCAAGGCAAAGGAGCGCGAGCGCCTGGCTGATGCGGCCATTGTACAATCGACTGCCTACACGGTAGCGGCTGAGCTCGGTGTTGACCCGAAGAAGCTGGCCATTGCTGTCCGGGCTGCTGATCTGGATGACATCAGTGTCAACAGTAAGGGCAAGGCCGACAAGGAAGCGATCCGGGATGCCCTGGAAGAAATCCTTGAGATCATGCCTGAACTGAAAACCAGTGGAACCGGCAGCGGCAAGCAAACCAAAGACCCGAAAGTCATCAAGAATAAGCTGGCGGATGGTAAACAGTCAGAAAGCTTCACCCGGGAGCAAATCGCAAAAATGACCCCGGCTGAAATTAATGCCAATTGGGACAAGATCAAAAACATGAAGCTGTAATTCAGCAATTGAAAGGAGCCCCTTATGTCTGTTACGAATTTCCTTCCTCAGATCTGGATCGCTCGACTTCTCGAGAACTTCCACGAAACCTCGATCGCCAACGCGATCGCAATCCCCCCGGATCAGATCCAGGGCACGAAGATGATCTTCAACCGCCTCGGCGCCGGTGCGGTCAACACCTATGCCGGCACGGTGTCCTGGGCGGATATCGACACCACGCCTGTCGAAGTCCCGATGGACCAGAAGAAATACTTCGCGTTCGCGCTCGATGACGTCGACCGTGTCCAGGCTGCTGGCGCTGGCCTGATCGACGCCAACACCCGCGAGCATGCGTCCTTGCTCGGTGAGACTGCCGACACCTGGCTGCTCGACAAGCTGGCAGATGCCGTCCTGGCCGACCTGACTGTCGGCCCGCTGCCGATCAGCAAGAACAACGCCTACGATCTGATCGTGGACGTCAACACCCTGCTGACCAAGAAGAAGGTCCCGCAGCGTGACCGCTTCACCATCGTCAGCCCGGACATCCTGAACCTCCTGTCCAAGGATGACCGCTTCACCAAACAGCCTGAAGTCCTGGCTAACGGTGTCGTCAACAACGCCAAGGTCGGCGGCAACACAATCGTCCAGACCGTCAACGCCCCTGCGCTGACCATCCTCGTCGTCTACCGCCCCGCTGCCGCTTTTGGCACCCAGCTGGACGAAGTTGAGGCCATGCGTTTGCAGTCGGCCTTTGCTGACGGCGTCCGCGGTCTGCAGGTCTATGGCGGTGGCGTGCTGCTCGAAGAGGGTATTGCCAAGATCACCTACAGCGTGATCGATCCCGGCTACCTGATCAACTTGGCTGTTGAATCGGCAGCTGGCGCGACCACGGGCAAGACCGCGATCACCATTGAACCGACCTGCCCGAGCGGCTACACGCTGGTCTACAAGACCGGTGCAACCGTCGCCTCTCCCGTCTATGACGCGGACCTGTCCACGTGGACCGCTTGGAACGGCACTGACGATATCACTGCCACCACGGGTCACGTCATCGGCATTGCCTTCATCGACGCGTCGAGCAAGTGCAAAGCCTACGGTTACGACACTGTCGTTTCCAAAGCCTAATCCAGGCTAACGGATAATCTGACCGACGGAGGGGCCCTCAAAAGCCCCTCCTGACAGTCTGATGAAGGGGGATGCAGCATGATTGTAACCTTGGCCCAAGTCAAAGCACGGCTCGGGATATCCGAAGAGGACAGCAGCCAGGATGATGCGCTGACCCTGCGAATTCAGGCGTTGGAATGTGCGATCCGGGCCCGATCCAACAACAAGTTTCAGGACATCAGAGTGCGAAGCAGCGGTACGCTGGCGATCGTCGCAGCGAATAAAAGCATCGCCGGCGATCTATTCCATACCCGTGGCTTTCGAGTCGGCAACCTGATTGAAATCAACAGCGTCCAGAACCGGGGACTGTTCACGGTAGCAACGGTATCCGACTCACAGATGACCGTGTCCGAAGCCATGGTTGATGAAACAGATTCGGTGCTGATCACCAAAGTGGTCTACCCGGTGGACATCCAGCAAGGTGTTCTGGACCTGATCAAATACGACCAGGACATGCGCGACAAAGCCGGCATCAAGTCGGAGACCATCTCCAGACATTCGGTGACCTACTATGACATGACAGCAGCAGAGAGCCTGGATGGCTATCCGGCATCGATGCTGAGCTTTGTCGACAAGTACCGGAAGCTGAGGTGGTAAAGATGCTTGATGTCTCAAAGGCTCCTCAGCTAAGTGTCGTTGCTGACACGCTGGCCCCGAACGGGATCGGCGGCATGGCTGCGACAACTTCGGTTGTGAAGACTATCCGGGGCTGGATCGACCTGCTCTCGGGTGACGAGCGGACAGACAACCTGGCGATTATGGAAGTCAGCACGCACGTGCTGATCACCAACTACCAGACAGGGATCACCAGGGCCAATCGGATCATCGATGAGGACGGCAATGAATATGACATCACTTTGGTCGATGACCCGATGAAGCTTCACCGCCATCTTGAGATCTTTCTCAAGTTTACGGGGGTGAGAGCTTGACACTGATTGACAACAGCGACGCGGTAAAAGACGCCATCCGCGAGGTGCAAAAGAAATGGCTTTTTGCAGTTGGCGAGCTATTGACCAGCGCGATCAGGCCGCTGATCCCAGTTGACATGGGCAACCTCAAGACATCACTTGACTATCAGATTGATGAGGAAACCCTCGAGCTGGTGATCGGCGTCACTCCCGAATATGCGATTTACGTCGAATTCGGGACCGGTGAGTTCGCAGAGAATGGCGAAGGCCGCAAAGGTGGCTGGTCATATCAGGATCCGAAGACCGGCGATTGGGTGCATACTCTCGGAAGCAAACCGCAGCCGTACATGCGCCCCGGCTATGAGAGTGTCAAGAATGATCTCATCGCTGTCCTGGAAAAATACCTGAATGAAATGGATCTGGATGGCAAGTACAAGATCAAGGTGGTGGAAGCATGAGAGAGAAATTCAGGGAATGGCTCTATCAGGTCATGAATTCTGTTTGCTCGGAGAGCTTCCTGGAAACCAATCCCAAGCAGGAAATCGTGTACCCATATCTGGTCTATGAGACAACCGCATCCGACACCGAGCTGCAGGAACCTTTCATTGTTGACATCTACCTGGTTGATAACCAGAAAGACGACACAATCCGACTTGAAGCACTGGTTGACTCGATCAAAGAAAAATTCAACCGGCAGCTTATCATTGCAACAGATTTCATGGTTCAGACCGAATACCGTTCGGCGAAGAACCTACCGGCATTAGCCCCGTCGCTGAAACGGCGCTGGGTGCAAGTTTACTGCAAAGTAGATTGGAGGCAGTATGACTAAAACAGCGGTTGCTCGATCGGGGTATTCTGCGGACACCCCGAAATACTATCTCATTCAGGCCGCTTCGTTGTGGGCGGACCTGGAATATGACCAGCTCAGCGGCACCTTCATCGGCACCCGCGTGGGTGCGACGGCTGGCGGTGTCAAGCTGACTGTCGATATCAAGATGCGCCAGATCGAAGTGGACGGCGTGCTGGTCCCGGCAGTTGGCCAGGATCAAATCGAAAGCATCAGCTGCATAGCTGAAGGCACAGTCAAAGAGATCACCGGCAAGATTCTGGCGACTGCCATGCTTGGTGCGTCCAGAGCTGCACTTGAAACCGAAGCCCCGGATGGGTACCAGGTGATCGAGATGGCGTCCAGCATCACAGCAGGCGCATACTGCTCGAACATCGCCATCGTTGGCCAGCTTGCCGGCTCGACAAAGCCGATCATCGCTGTGCTGTCCAATGCGATCAACACAGGTGGCCTGTCCCTGGAAACCAAGGACAAAGGCGAGGCTGGCGTCGCGCTGAAACTCGAAGCCAGGGCTGACGCAAACGATGTTGAGGATATCTCGAAAGTCCTCAAAATCTATTACCCGCCGCAGGATGTCGTTGCCGGATCTGGCACGCACCCGCTTGAGGATACCGAAGCCGCGGACAAAACGGCGCTCGATGCCAAGATTGCAATTGTCGAGGCCCTCAACCCTGAGACCTACACGAGTGCAACCTGGGCGCCCCTGTACGTGTCGCTGGCCAATGCCAACAGCATCAGCGACAATACCGGCGCAACACAAGACCAGGTGGATGCCGCACTCGCGGATCTCACGGCCAAGCAGGCCGCACTGGTTTCGGCTTAATCACGACAAGAGCCGGGGTAATTCCCGGCCCTTATTTCACAGGAGGAAGATATGCCTGAAATTGAAAACACCCAGGACAAACCTGTTGAGAATAAACTGGTCATGAGGGCGCTGGCCCCACTGGACACCTTTACAATCATGCGGATTCTTTCGCTGATGAAAGTCAAGGATGTCATCCTGACCCTGTTCAAGCGGCAGCGTGAACTTACAGTGCTGCAGCAGAATAATGACGGCACTCTGGATCAGGACGCGATCGACGAGGTCGGCATGTCCGTGGTGGCTGAGCTGCTTGAAGTTGTCATGAGCAACCTCTATCTGGCCCAGACCGATATCAACCGGCTGTTGGCCAGTCTCTGCGGGGTGCCTGTTGCCAGGATTGAAACGCTCGGTTTCGTGGAATACAACGACCTGATTTTCAGTTTCCTGGAAAAGAGGGAGCTGAAAGATTTTTTTACCTCTTTGCTCTCATCGAAAGCGTTTCTGAATTTACGGTAAAAGATACTCTTTACCAGCGATATTCAAACGTCGATAGCCTGATTTCTACATTCTCGGGGTTCATTGAATTCCGGGATTTTTTAGTTGAGCTATTCGAAAAGAAACAAGATGAAGAGCTGTACGACTATTACATCCACAAGAGCCTATTCAGCACAGCCAGCTATGAGTCATTCAAAAGCGAATTGATCGCACTGTCAGCGCCTGGTGGTGAGAAGAAGGCCATTGATTTTGCCAAGCAGTATATCAGAGAACGGGAGGTGGCAGACTGATGGATCTATTTACGCTGGTTGGTCGGATTGTCACCAATTCCGATGAAGCAACTAAAGATATCGACAAGGTCACGGACAAGGCCAAGGAGGCTGAACAGTCCACAGGGAAATCATTTGGCGGGATTGGCAAGACCGTTGGAACAGTTGCAAAAGTCGGCGCTGGGATCCTGGCGGGCGCTTCTGCAGCTGTCGGTGGCTTGTCTGCCATGGCGACCAAGCTTACTGAAACAACCGGGAACATTGCCGATGCTTCCGCCCGCGCGGGCATGTCTGCCGAAGAGTTCCAGAAATGGACTTTCGCGGCTGAGCAAAGTGGCATGACAATGGAGTCTTTACAGGGCGCCATGGTCAAACAGCAAAAATCATTCGCTGACGCCAAAAGCGGCAACGACGCGATGGCCGAATCTTACAAAAAGCTTGGTTTGGATATCGATAAAATCGGATCCTCCAGTGAAGCCTTTGACCAGGTCATGGCCAAGCTCGGCGATATGCAGGATGAGACCACCCGCAATGCCTTGGCTGCAGACATCTTTGGCAAATCTTACGCCGAGCTCACGCCTTTGCTCAATGAAGGATCTGCGGGCATGGATTCCCTGAAGCAGAAAGCCGTCGATCTTGGCGCCGTCATGTCCAATGACGCAGTGGCCTCTGGCGAGGCCCTGGGCGACTCACTTGACCAGGTTAAAGCCGCCGGGATGGGGGTGTTCAATTCGCTGGGATCAAGCATGATTCCGGTCCTGCAGACGATCGTGAATATGATCCTGGGCAACATGCCGATGATCCAGAGCATGATGGCCAGTGTAGGTCCTGCCTTCGCTTCGTTCCTGCAGCAGGCCTTGCCGCTGTTGCTCCAGCTGGCTCAGCAGCTGCTGCCGGTTATCTTTCAAGTCATTCAGCAATTATTGCCTGTCATTGTATCATTGTTGCCTCTTATCATCACGATCGTTCAATCCCTGCTCCCGCCTATTGTCGATCTGCTCAATCTGCTGCTACCTCCCCTCATTCAATTGTTGACCACAATTATCCCGCCGCTTACCCAGGTGATTGCCTTCCTGGCTGATGTCTTTGGGACTGTGCTGGGAGTTGCAATCAATAACCTCATGCCGATCATCGATGGCCTGATGAAATACCTGACTGGCATCATTGATTTCGTTACGGGGGTATTCACTGGCAACTGGCGGCAAGCATGGGAAGGCATTAAGAACATTTTCAAGGGGATCTGGGAAAGCCTTATCGGGCTGGTCAAAGCTCCTCTCAACGCCATGATCGACATGATCAACAAGATCTTCGGGAAAATCAGCGGCATAAAGATCCCGGACTGGGTACCAGTCATTGGCGGGCAGTCGTTCAGTTTGCCCAAAATTCCCAAATTGGCCAAAGGCACGGACTACTTCCAGGGTGGCACCGCGATCGTTGGCGAATATGAGCCTGAACTGGTCGAGCTCCCCCGGGGCGCAAGGGTCACCCCTTTCAGCCGAATGGGTAGCTCTCCAGCGGTTATGAAACATGAGATATCAGGCACGGTACTGGTTCGAGCCCCTGGGCGCGAATATGCCGAACAAGTCTATGAGTTTGTCATGGATCGGATAGATCGTGACATGAAGCTGGCTGGGGCCTGGTAACGGAGGAAATCATGAGCAACTATCTGGCCAATACAAGCGATGTTGCCTATGAGGGCATCCTGGCCAAGGCCAGAGACAATGCAAAAACAAGGGTGATCGAGAGTCAGCTTTTGGATGGATCTCATACTGTCCAGACAATCGGCAGCGCGGCTACCAAAGTGTCCATTGAGTTTCACTGTTCGCTGGCTGTGCGCAGACTGATCGAGGCTTGCGCCAGCTCAGCGACTCCGCTCAAGGTCTATGGCACGGACAAGGTCTTCACGGGCATCATAAGCGGCGGAGAGATCAAGTCGGACTATTCCACACCGGTATCCTGGAAGCTGACCTTTGACCTATTGGTGACAGAGGTGGTGGATCGATGAGAAATATTGATCCAATTCTGAAATCACGACAGCTGGCCAAACAGCAAACCCTATACAACAATGCCAACCCATCGATGGAAGTCATTGCGGTTCGAGCCAGGACACCGATCACGCGAAAAGAGTTGTGGCAGGAATTGGTCATCACCGAGTCAGCAACGGCTGTCTGCACCAGCGTGGCGGTCAAAAAGACTGGCCGGACACCTGAGACAGTCTATGCGGCCTATGTCGATTCCACGGGGCTGCTGACGGTCAAATCCGCGGCGGTCAAGATGCCGATCCGGTTGATGACATGGCAGGTCGAGACGACAATAGCCGGATGTATCGGCTGCGCAATCGAGTTTGACGGCTATTTCGTCAGGGCTGGCCAGAACACCGAATACCGAACCGAATCAACGCCGTGGCTGTTTTACGTCACATCGGCTGGCGCATTGTACGGCGGGCCATTGGGCGGCGCATATACGATACTTGGCGAGTCCAACGTGTCGGCGGTTTCGGCTGTGCGTGGATTCCGGTCAACGATGGGCGAGTATGATCAGGGCTTGATCCTGTTTTCGATCGTTTCAGGCGATATCTACTACCGAGAACTGATCGATGATATCTGGTCAGACGCTGCGCCGATCGGCTTCGGACCGGCTGTAACCTGGGTCGAACTGAACACGACACTGACCTGGGATTACAGAATTGTGATTCAGGCGGTTGACTCGACTGGTGTGCTGTATGAGATGTATGCCCATTCGGACGGTATTGCGAAAAAGAACTTCGAGCATATCGAGATCACGAACCTTTCAGCAACCGGCCAGATGCTTGATGTCTATTACTATGACTTCCAAGACGGTGCGGAGAATATCGAGATCGTTGACCTGTCTGCATTGGCTGCGCTACTGTGGGCAGTCGATCAGTACATGATTGATGCCGAGAACGTCGCCGTGTCACTCGAAGATCCGGAGAACCCTGGCACATACTATTATGACTACGGCTATAAGGTCCGCGCCACATGGGATCACCCCGTTGACATCATGACTGGCAATGGAACGGCGTTCACACTGACTGACAGCAATTCAGTCGCGTTCGGGTCTACTGCGGTAACGCAGATTAACGATACGATCCTCGAAATTGAATTCCAAAACTTCAACAACGCTTCTGGCAACTGCACGATCACCTACACACCGGGAACGATTCAGGGCGAAGCAGGACAGACACTTGGCGGTTGCGCTATGACATTCCTGCCGACTGGACTTGTGCCATTTTCTGTTGCACCTCCTGTGCCGGTATCCGCTGAAAACCTGATTTTGTGGGAGGCTTGACGATGAGTGTTTATGACTGGTCAGGCTCAATCAAAATCACATTTGATAGGCAAATAACAACAGAATCAATTTCATCAACTGGCTTTGCGATCAGCGCCTCTGAGCCATTATATTCTCCTGGAGGTGCGCTGGCTCAAAAAAGCTATACTATCAAACGTATCGAGAAGTCAGTAGATGGATTATCAATTACTATCTATCTCAACCTATCAACCCGAATGAGATATCCTATCGGACAAGTTACAGTTTCATATGATGGATTATTGGGAAACCTTCAAGGCCAAAACGGCTCTATTGTCGAGAGTTTTTCAATTTCTTTCACGCCTCAGAATATCGTGCCATTTCCAAACCCGCACGTGTTAGAAAATATTGAGATATCAACCATTACTGCGGCTGGGGTTTTGGCAAAGCTGGTTTACAAAAACTCGCAAGCTGTTGAAAACATAGAAATTGCCAACATTGTAGCAACCGGCACGCTAATTCACATTGACGACCTGTAAGGAGGGCGCATGGAAATTAATGTCAAAATCCCAACAAGTATCCATAATCGCTTTGACATCGAGGTCATCGATGCGCGAACCGGCAGGATCAAACAGAAGGCCTATGCTGAAAACATAGTTCTTGATTCTCTGTGGTCGAGACTTTTTAGTTCAACAGCCTCAAGTAGATACTATTTTAATTACATATTTTTTGGTACTGGATCTGGTACTTTATCGGCAAGCAGGACAAGTCTTTTTACGCATCTTGGCTACAAGGCGGCAACACAAGACGCAACTAATCAAGACCTTACGGCTGGGTGGTTTTCCAGGCGCAAGAAATGCCAGTTAACCGAAACAGAGTATGTCGGATCGGTACTATCAGAGGTAGGAATTGGTTACGGCACAACATCAACAAATCTGGTGACCCATGCAACCTTGAAAGATATGAACGGCAATCCGATCACGATCGAAAAAACAAATCTGGATATAATAAACATTTATGCCACGGTTTTTGCTCATTGGAATACAGCCGGATATATTAACGGATCTGCAAATATTCATTGCAGCCAGCTTGACGTTTCTATTTTCGCAAAAAATTACCTAACCGGACACTTACCTTATATTGACACGGAAACTGAACCTAAATATCTTCTTGCATCGCCTTCGAAAAGGACAGCTAAACTATATGCAAGTGGTGAATTTGCATATTATGTTTATTCTGGTGCTATTACTGCTACATATTCAGTTGCGAATAAAAAAATAAGTTTTTCCCACCGCATTCCTGCCGGGTCTGGAAACTTCAAAGGGATCAGGGGGCTATCTGTAGCAGGAACAAACGACTATGATTTAATCTCTTTGTCCGTCGGCCCGTCTGGATTTTTTGAAAAATCATCAATTGTTGGTGAGGGGATAGGAACAGGTGACGGATCAAACAAAAAATTCAATACCGCGTTTGGATTTCTCAAGTCTGGGGCAAAAGTATATGTCGATGGAATTGAACAAACAAGCGGAGTTACCGTAAGGACAGGACTCCCATTGCCATCTCAATCAGGCCAAATGGGACAATTTTTTGAAAACATACATACGTCAAACAGGAGAGGTCCAGTACCGCAATCAACAGGCTACATAGACACGGGAACAAACTATTTCTACAATCCATTCTGGGAATATGGGATCGCATCACACAATAAAGGATTCAATGGCAATGTGTACGCATCAGATGACTTATCAACTTGGACAGATGTCCCAACAGGGGTAATATCTGAAGCCAATAGATACAAGAAGTATTGGAAGGCTGACTGCACGTATTGGGCCGGAGGAAATCAATGGAACAGCCTTGTGGCTTATAGTTTGCCAGACTGTGTCGTTGAGTTTGACTCAGCTCCAGCAAGCGGCGCAGTAATCACCATCGACTATGACACAGAGTGCATTGCTAAAGATGCCAATCATGTCTTTGACTTCACATTCGAGATCGTCATCGGAGAGAAGGTGTCCTGATGGGCGCATGTATTGGGATCGTGATCC